CAAAAGCTTTCTTGCGCTCAAATGTAGCGCCACTGACATATATACGCCTTTTAGGACAACAAGATAGTAATAATGATGCCTCTACTGCTGGTCAGGCCGGCTGGAAAACAAAGAACAGCCCCAACTCGGAAATTCAACACAATGGCGGCGCATACGGTCTTTGGATATGGCCCTCTTCATCCTCAGAAGCCCTCGGCGGCGCCGCAGGTACACCTGGGGCCTTGGCAGCAATTTGGTATGCCAATAGTGGCTCTGTAGTTACATTAAGTGGTACAGTACAGGGTGGAGGCGTTGTTACTGGCGGCGTTGGCTGGGTAATTGCGAATGACACAAATAATGCTGGCTCCTTCACGGTTGAAATTGTAAAGAATAGCTATGTTGATGAAAAAATTAGATTTAATTTGGATGATTCTTCCGATCTTTTTATTCGCAAGAGATTCAACACAAACCCACAACTGGCTTCAGATTCTGGCACCTTTTATCCTGCCGCATCTCATCAAACTTATTGGCTTGGAGAGACATTCGAGCAAGAGGTAAGAGATGGCCTAAATGGCGACACCACCTTTACTGATACGACAGGAAACGATTTAACCTCCCAAACCCAGGAGTTACATGGAGTCATTCTTCCAATTGCTCAATATAACGCCGCCGGCACCGGTCCTCACAATATGTTAGGGATGCCTTCGCAGGAAGCCAAGGCAGGATGGTTTATTGGCCAAGATCTCGGCCTCTCAAGCGCTTATGTTCCACAGAACATGCAAAAGCTATTTAGGCTGAAAGGCCGCGGCCACGGAGAGTGGTTGCAGCGGAACTGCAAGATTTCAATTGAAAGAGTTCGAAAGTCTACATCGACCGCTAGCGAATACGGCACATTTAGTGTTGTGATTCGTTCGCTTTCTGATACTGATAACAATATACAAGTTATGGAAAGATTTGATGGCTGTTCGTTAGATCCGGCATCTCCAAGCTTTGTCGCTAGGAAGATCGGAGATAAGTATACGCAATGGGACACTACCACTAGACGACTTAAGGTATATGGTGAATACGCCAACCTGTCAAAATATGTATATGTTGAGATGAACGCTGATGTCGAAGGTGGAGCTACAGACCCTGAGCTTCTGCCCTTTGGATACTTTGGACCCCCGCGACTTAAAAGCGGTATGAGTATGAGTGGATCAGGAGATCTGACCACGCAAACTATGATGGTTTTTAATCCGGCAGCGGTTGTCCGAGGAAGTAATTTTGCTATTGCTGCTAGCGCAGCGGATTCTGCTTTATTTTTGAAATCTACCGGAAGCGCAATCGCTACGGATTCAACGGATGCGGTCCACCAAGGCAATTGCCGCGGCATGACAGGCTCTTTAGCCTTCCCCGTTGGTCGTCTTCGTCTTTCCGCTTCTGATGGCGGCTTGGCTGACCCAACTGAAGCATTTTTTGGATTCCAGCCCACAAGAACAAACGGAAGCACAAGATTCGATCCTAGTGTTTGGGCTACCCATCGAGCATGGACACAGGGCCAAGACGATGATCCAATTGGAACATCTGATGTAGGCTTTGAAGGCTATGCTTATGTCTTCTCGTTAGATGACGTATTACTCGACGCCGGCCCGAATGTATATTATTATGCATCTGGATCTCGTCTCGCAGGCACTAGTGTGACTAGTGGCGCTTATGGTGATATATTAACTAAGGGATATGATAGTTTTACTGCTCCATTCTTTGGAGGATTTGATGGATTTGATATTACTGTGCCCGATCCCCTCTATAATAAGGGAATCCCCGGCGCCGGCGGCTCTGGTACCGGCACAGCTTCCGATCAAAACAGTGCTGTTCACTATACCTACAAGAGAGGTATCGATACGGTAGCAGATCCAGAAATGTTGGATATGAATGTATTGGTCGTCCCCGGACTGACTCACGAAGCGCTCACGCAACATATGATTAATGTTTGTGAAGATCGCGCAGATGCCATGGCTATTATTGACTTGGCCGATGTGTATATCCCTCCTCATGAGGCACGAAAAGCTAGTAAGGTTAATAGACTTGGAACAACCCCAAAGCAAGCCGCAGATAATCTTCGAGCTAGAAGAATAGACTCCAGTTATGGCGCAACTTTCTATCCTTGGGTACAAACCAGAGACGAAAGTACCGGCATCCTTGTTTGGGTACCGCCCTCTGTCGCGATGCTTGGTGTTCTCGGCACTTCCGAAGCATCTTCGGACCTTTGGTTCGCACCCGCAGGCTTTAACCGCGGCGGCTTAAGTGATGGCGCGGCTGGAATACCGGTAACATCGGTTACAGAGAAATTAACTTCTAAGGAGCGCGACACTCTCTACGAGGCACGGATTAATCCGATTGCTTCTTTCCCCTCTAGCGGAATTGTGGTTTTCGGACAGAAGACCTTACAAGAGCGTCAATCCGCACTCGATAGGATTAATGTAAGAAGGCTGGTGATTTTCTTGAAGAAGCAGATTTCCATCCTCTCCACACAGATTCTATTTGAACAAAATGTTCAAGATACGTGGACTAGATTTAGAGGACTTATTGAGCCCTTCCTGGCTGATGTGAAGGTACGTTTTGGAATTACCGAGTTTAGATTAATTCTTGATGAATCCACAACAACCCCGGATCTGATTGACCAGAATATCTTATACGCTAAGATTATGGTGAAGCCGGCGCGCTCAATCGAATATATCGCAATTGACTTTGTGATTGCTTCTACGGGAGCATCGTTTGATGATTAAAAGATATGAGAGGTTTTCCTCTAGCTTACTATTTAATTTTGAAACACTTTATACTTTAAGGAGTAACTAAATTATGCCATTCTGGTCAACCCCCCTTAATGCGCGCGAAGACGTCATTAACGATCCCAAAAGAAAATTTAGGTTTATAGTCACGTTTACCGGCATTACACCCGGCGAGGGCTCCAGCGGCGCCGCGCTTTGGTATGCTAAAACTGCTGCTAAGCCGTCTTTTACAATTGCGGCCACAGAACATAAGTATTTAAATCATACTTTTTACTATCCTGGCGCAGTCACATGGAACGAGGTTGCTATTACATTAGTCGATCCCATGGATCCAGATATGACCTCCGCGTTAGCTCAGATTGTTAAAGCTGGTGGCTACGAGCCCCCCGCAGATCAGACGGCACGAAACACAATGACGAAATCCAGCGCAGTTAAAGCATTGGGTCAGGTCCAAATATCGCAAATTGATCATCTTGGCGACCCTATTGAAACCTGGACACTTTTTAATGCTTTTATTTCCGATCTTAAGTTTGGTGATTTGGCTTATGGCGATGATGAACTAGTAGAAATAACTGTTACTCTTAAGTATGATTGGGCGAAGATTGATGCCTCCGGTGAAACAGCCTTTACAGGCCCGCTGGAGAGCCGATCCGAGGTCGGCGGCGGCGGCACGAGCTAATAATTTTTAACAAAGAACAAGAGGTGAATATTGTCACGCAATAAAGATCGCTTAGGAACGGGCGTTACAAAACCTGAAAACAACAGCCCCCCTCCCCAAGCGTTACAACAAGATAATCCGGGATTTGCTTTCGTGGTCCCGACAGAATTTGTAGAACTGCCTTCTGGTGGACTACACTATGCCGAAGAGCATCCATTACACGGAGAGAGCAATATTGAAATTAAGCAGATGACGGCAAAAGAAGAGGATCTTTTGACGTCGAGAACGCTGCTTAAGAAAGGGGTCGCTTTAGATCGTGTGCTCAAAAGTTTAATAATTGATAAGAATATCGATACTGACACTTTGTTAATAGGCGACCGAAATGCAATAATTGTTGCCGCGCGAATCTCGGCCTATGGAAACGTATATGAAACTAACATTACGTGTCCCGCATGCAACACTCTTCAAGATTATTCTTTTGACCTATATGACGCAGAAGTCTACGCAGGCCAAAATTATAAGCAATTTGATATTACTAGCAATAATGATGGTACATTTAACATAGTTCTTCCAAAAACTCAAGTAGAGGTTACATTTAGGCTTTTAGTGGGAACAGATGAAAAAAGAATACTTAATGCCGCGGCCAAGAAAAAAGACGACTTGTATGAAAACGTGGTTACAACTCAATTAAGCAATATCGTAGTTGCGGTTAATGGAGATAGTAGCCCACAATCTGTTCAATATTTAATTGAAAATATTCCTTCGATGGACTCTCGTCATCTTAGAATGGCGAATAAATTAGCAACCCCAAACATTGATCTTACGCAGAATTTTGCGTGTAATGAATGTGATTATGAAGTAGACATGGAGGTTCCGCTCACCGCGGACTTTTTTTGGCCTAAGTGATGAATACATAAAGAGCGTGTATGAGCAGTTCTTTTTCTTAAAATATTCGGGCGGGTGGTCCTTCTCAGAAGCTTATAATTTACCAATTGGGCTGCGTACTTGGTTTGTTGAACGTCTAGTAAAACAGCTAAAAGATGAAGCAGACGCAATCGAACAAGCTTCTAAAGGTGGTAGTAAGTCACAGACGCTTACCTCCCATAATAACCCGATGCCAGCATCAATGCGTAAATGACAGAGCTTTTGCTCTGTCATTTTTTTTTGTAAACTAATTATCCGTACACGTATTAGTGAGACACCCATATGGCGCGCACAAAAGAAGAATTAGCGGAAGCTAAAGCACTATTAGACACTCTAAAAGAGATTCAAAAGGTTAATGGCGATCTCGAAAGCATGTCGACGCGCCAGCATGAGGTTGCCGCTCGGCTTCATGATGAGCATAAATCCATTGCTCAAGCGCTTGAGGAGGAAAAAGATA